CAAAAGGGAAATCTAAATGAGTGAAGAAAACCATATCGCAAACGCACAAGAAGCAGAAAACATTTTAAACAGCGATGTTTTTAAATTGGCTTTAGCAAACCTAAAGCAAGAGTATATTCAACATTGGTTAAACAATAGAAATATAGACGATGTGAGTATGCGTGAAGATTTGCACAAAGCAATCTTACTATTACCAGAAATAGAACGTCATTTAAGAATAATTGTCGATAAAGGCAAGCTTACCAAATTCCAAGCCGATAGGCTTAAAAAAGTCAAATAGCCTTACATAAACAATATTTATAGTTTAAAATTAATACAACCTATATAAGGAGTTTATATGGCAACAACGGATAAACCGATTGCACTACAAACAGATATGCAAAAGACTACTACATCTTTTGAAAGTTTCTTAACTCCCGAAGAAGCGCAAGCTGTTGAGGAGCAATTAGAAGCCCAAGAAGAAGTCGTAGAGGAAGAAGAGCTTGAAGAGATTGCAGAATCTCTTGAAGATAAAGAAGAAGTTGAAGAACTTGAAGAAGAAGAAATTGAAGAGGAAGTAGAGCAACCTCAACTTTACACAATTAAAGTTGATGGTGTAGAACAAGAGGTCACGCTCGAAGAACTCCAAAATGGATATTCAAGGCAGCAAGACTATACGAGAAAAACTCAAGAACTGTCACAACAACGCAGGTTGATTGAGCAACAGCAATCTGAGCTATCTCAAAGAGATGCAGTTTATTCTCAATTGCTTCCTAAAATGGAAGCACAACTGAAAGGTGACTTAGAGAATGAACCGAATTGGCAACAGCTAAGTGAAGATGATCCAATCGCATACGTTAGAGAAAAACAAGTATGGGATCAGAAGAAAGAAAAGTTGCAAGCTGTACAAGCTGAACAACAAAGAATCCAACAGGAAGCTTTGGTTCAGCAACAACAACAGATTGCACAAGTTGTTCAATATGGACAACAAAAACTTCTGGAAATCATACCTGAATGGTCTGACGAGAAGATTGCTAGCAAAGAAAAAGCTGCAATCAGAGATTATGGGATAAACACTTTGGGTTACACCCCAGAGGAAATGGATTCAGTTTACGATTACAGAGCTTTGCTTGGTTTACGATCTGCATGGTTGCAAAGCCAAAACGCAGAAGCCGTAAAGAAAAAACCAACGCAGAAAGCACCTGTAAGAGCAGGAAAGCCAGGTTCATCAACTAGGAAGCCATCTCGGTCAGCCGAGAAGAAATTGCGTCAAAAATTGAAGCAGACTGGGAAATCTCAGGATGCAGCAAAATTATTTGAACAGCTATTAAAATAAGGAGAAGAAATGGCTAAAGTAACTAACGCTTTCGATACATATAGCGCTACTGCTGATAGAGAGGATTTGAGTAATATTATTTACAACATATCCCCTATGCAAACTCCATTTATGAGTTCTATCGGCACTAGAAATGTAAATAACGTGGTATTTGATTGGCAAACAGAATCATTACCAACACCTGTCGCAACTGGTGAATTAGAAGGTTTCGAACTTTCAAGAGCAGCAGCAACAGCTACTGTGAGAAAAAGTAACGTTTGCATGATCTCAAAAAGAGATGCAACAGTTTCTGGTTCTCAAGAGAGTTCAGATCCAGCAGGTAAGAGATCAGAAATGGCTCATCAACTTGCTATCATGTCTAAAGCACTAAAAAGAGATATGGAAGAAGCCCTTTGCCAAAAAGGAGCTAAAGCTACAGGTAGTGCATCAGTCGCTAGAGTAACTGGTGGTTTCGAAAACTGGATTGAGTCAAACAAATCCAGAGGAACTGGCGGTGCTGATGGTGGTGATGGAGCTGCTGTAACAGACGGTACACAACGTGATCTTTCAGAAGATTTACTAAAAGATGTACTAGAACTTGCTTTCCAAAATGGCGGTGAGCCATCAATAGCTATTTGTGGACCATTTAACAAACAAGTTATTTCAGGTTTCACAGGTAGAAGTCAAGCAAGACAGTTTGTTGATGCAAACACTGTAGAAGCATCTGTATCAATCTATTCATCTGATTTTGGTGAGTTACAAATCTTACCATCAAACAGATCAAGAGAGAGATCTCTACTATTGGTTGATCCAGAATATGCAAAAGTAGCATATCTAAGAAACTTCCAGACTGTTGATATTGCAACAATTGGTGATGCAGAAACCAAGATGATTGTAGTTGAGTACGGCTTAGAAGTATCTAACGAAGCTGCACACGGTGTTGTCGCAGACTTAAACGTATCTTAATGATATAAACGGGTGGGCTTAGTCCCACCCACCTTTTATGGCTAAACGAACACTAATAGATCATAAATCAGGTTACACACATGAATTTGTAACCGAGGACGATAAAGTTATTTATCACACCCAACAAGACGTGCAACCAACATTGGAGTACGTTAAAAATTTATCAGACACTTTAAAACCAGGGAAAGATTTACGACACGTTGCTGAAGTTCCTATGGTAATATATCAGAGAGCCATGCGAGAAGGTTGGGCTAGAGATCAGAAAGCATGGAAAAAATGGTTGAACAATCCAGATAATAAATTGTTCAGAACTTGGAAAGGTAGAGTATGACATATTCAGAACTTAAAACTAACATAGCATCATTTCTTAATAGATCGGATTTAGATAGTCAATTGGATTTATTTATTGACCAAACAGAAGCCGAACTGAATAGAAGATTAAGAACCAAAGAAATGATTAAAAGGGCTACAGCAACTGCTGATAGCCAATATATGTCTTTACCAACCGATTGGTTAGAAGTTATTAATGTTGAGATTACATCAAATGACTTTAGACCTTTATTTCAACAATCACTAGAATCATTAGATGTTTACAGAAGAGCGAACGATAATGTCGTTGGTCAGCCAGTTTATTATGCTGTTATGGACGATGCTTTAGAACTAGCACCAACCCCAGATACATCATATACCCTACAACTTACTTACTACGAAAAAGTCCCAGCATTATCGGATTCCAATACATCTAATTTTGTGTCCAATAACAATCCAGACGTTTATCTGTATGGTGCATTAAAGCACGCTTCTATCTTCTTAATGGAAGATGAAAGGGTTGGTTTATTCAATGCACAATTTGAAAAAGCATTGGAAGAAATGAGATTGGCTCAAGAGAAGGCAGAATTTGGAAAAGGATCACTAATGCAACGCAGAAGGACTTACGGAAAAGCAAAAAAGAATATATACTATTTTAATAATAACTAGGACAAATTATGGCAGGATTTTCAGATTATTTAGAACTTGAAGTATTGGACCACGTTTTTGGTGGCGCATCTTATACAGCACCAGCAACAATCTATGTGGCTCTTTATACTGTCGCACCAGACGATACAGGTGGTGGTACAGAAGTTTCTGGCGGTGGCTATGTGCGTCAATCAATGGCATTTGGCACGGCAGCTAGTGGATCTATCAGCAATAGTGGCTCAGTCGAGTTCCCAACAGCAACAGCCGATTATGGTACAGTCGTTGCTATGGGTTTATTTGACGCTTCAAGTGCTGGTAATTTACTTGCATACGGTGACTTAACCACATCTAAAACAGTATCAAACGGAGATGTATTCAGATTCAACGCTAGTTCAGTAACTATTTCATTGGATTAATTAAATGGCCCAGCAAGGTTATGGGTTTGGCGGTTACGGTAAGTCGAACTGGAGTGACTTACAATACGAGCTGGGCGTATCATCCGTATCAGTAACTGCTTCTGTTTCCCCTACAGGCACACAAATAGATGTTGGTGAAGCCAACATATCCGTTACCTCAAGCACCACTTCAGCAGGCAACTATACTCAATTAGGTGCATCATCGGTAAGCGTTACATCATCAGCTACGCAAGCTGGTATTATCGTTTTAGGTGGTGATGCCGATTTATCGGCAAGTGCATCTTTAAGTGCTGCTGGGACACAGATTGATCTGGGTGCAAGTACAATCTCAGTATCATCTTCTATATCACCAACTGGTACACAGATTGATGTGGGTGAAGCAACTATTAGTGTTAGCGCATCTATTGCAGCGAATGGTACACAATTAACAACTGGTGCATCGGCTATTAGCGTCACTTCTGGTGTGGCATCGAGCTTAAATACTAGATTTAATGCCGAGTCGTCATTTGCACAAACAAGTTCACTTTCTATCATAGGTGGTTTAAAATGGGAAGATGAAACTGTACCTTCTGAAGATTGGTCAGAATTAACCACAACAGGCAGTTGGACAGAACAAGCAAATCCAAGCACATCTTGGACGGAACAACAAAATAGGTAATTATGGCAGATACATTTACAACAAATCTTAACTTAACAAAGCCAGAGGTCGGTGCATCAACCGATACCTGGGGAACAAAACTAAATACAAACTTAGACGATGTTGATGCGATCTTTTCCTCCACAGGAACATCGGTCGCCATCAACCTAGATGGTGCAGTTATTGATAGTTCCGTCATTGGTGGGACAACTCCCGCAGCAGGATCTTTTACTACTCTTACAGCTTCAGGTGATTTAACAGTAGATACAGATACTTTATTTGTAGATGCTTCTGCTGATTCAGTAGGTATTAATACCACAAGTCCAGCATTTCAAAACGCTAATGCAGGATTGCATATTGTAGATGCAACTGCTCCTGGTATTAGATTACAAGATTCAAACGCAGTTAATTCAGATTTTGAAATCTATTCACCAGACGGAGTTAATAATTTAAGAATTGCTAAAGCTGGTACAGACTTTATGGCTCTTGACAGTTCTGGAGTAGGTATCGGTACAACAAGTCCAGATTTTTTACTTGATGTTGAAGGTAGTAATACACAACTTAAGGTCGGAACTGCATCACAAGATGGTGGTTTTTTAACTTCTACAGATAATAACCAATTAATCGCATCTGGTGGTTTTTATTTTAATGGTACAAGTTTTATTGCTGCTGCAACATCTGCATCTGGAGTATCTTTTGATAATGGTGGCACATTTTTTTACAACAATACAGGATTGACAGATGGTGCGTCATTTACATTAAATGAAACAGTCAGAATCGACTCTTCAGGCAACGTAGGTATCGGTACAAGTAATCCTGCTGACAAACTAGACATAGTAGGAACAGGTGCAGAAACAGGCTTAAGTATCGCTTCTGGTGGTAATGGTGGTGTCAATTTATTTGAGGTTACATATTCTGGTGGCACAAGAGGTTCAGCTTTTACTATTGATGATAGTGAAAAGGTAGGTATCGGTACAAGTAGTCCTTCACATAAATTAGATGTAGTTGCTGGAAGTGGAGATAATTTCCCAGTTGAATTTAATGGTGATAGTGGAGTATCTGGTTATCTATATAGTGATTCAGGTGGTGCAGGAATGTTCAACGGCAGTGCAGTTGCTGGTTCAGAAGGTATTTATTTACAATCTACTACTGGATTTGCGTCTTTTTATACCAATGGCTCAGAACGTATGCGTATCGATAGCTCAGGCAACGTAGGGATTGGTACAGATAACCCAGCTTCAAAACTGGAAGTAGAAGATACAAATGCTGTAGGTGCAATAAAAATAGAAGCATCTACTGGAACAAATGGTGCTGCTCTTTTGTGTCAAAATACTGGTGGCACTTCATATTTTGGCAGAAATAACTCTTCTGGTGGTGCTTTTACTGGTTCAGCTTATGCAACAGTTGTTTATAGTGGCGGTGCTTATCCTATGTCGTTTTATACAAACGATACAGAACGCATGAGGCTTGATAGTAGTGGAACATTAATGTTAGGCACTACAGGCCCTATTGGACCTGGAGTTATTGCTGTTAAATCTACAACAAGTGCTTATGGTTGTTTGGGATTACAAAATTCGACAGGGAATGGTGGAAGTTTTGTACGATTTGCAAATGCAACCAATACTGCAGTTATTGGAACAATCTCAAATAATGGTGATACAGCAGTAGCTTATAACACCACATCGGATGCTAGACTCAAAGACGTTACTGGTGAAGCAAGAGGTTTAGAAGTTATTAATGCTCTTAATCCAGTTGCATATAATTGGAAAGAATCAGGTAAAGCTGACGAAGGTTTGTTGGCTCAAGAAGTATTAGAGGTAGTACCAAATGTAGTATCAGGTTCAGATGATGATTACTATGGTGTTGATTACAGCAAACTGGTAACACCACTTATCAAGGCAGTACAAGAACAACAAGAACAAATCGAATCACTCAAAAGTGAAATAGAGCTATTAAAAGGAGGACAGTAATAATGGCAGTTTCTTACGAATGGGACGTATCTAACGTAGATTACTACCCAGAACACGATGGACAAAACAAAGTAATTTTTAATGTTCATTGGCGATTAAATGGCGTTGACTCTGAAGTCGATGCTGAAGGTAATCCATACTCAGCAGGAGTTTATGGATCTGTAGGTTTAGATGTATCAGATTTATCTGGTTTTGTCGCTTACGATAGTGTAACTGTATCTGATGTACAGGGCTGGGTTGAATCGGCTTTAGGCGCAGATCAAGTACAATCTTACAAAGATGGTATCGATGCTCAGATCGCAGAATTAAAAAACCCTTCTGTCGAGCATGGTGTAATAGGAAGTTAATATGGATTTTATAATTAGTATCGTACAAATAGCAGTACACGTTATTGCCATCGCATCTATTGTGTCGGCTTTAACACCAAGCACAAAAGACGATGAGCTAGTAGCCAAAGTTAAAAAATATGTGGATCTACTCGCTTTAAACTTAAAGAAGTAAAATAAATGTATGGCATTAGTTTCTATCACTCCACCCGCAGGAATTGTCACCAACGGCACGAATTATTCCAATAAGGGCCGTTGGGTTGATGGAAACTTAGTTCGTTTTGAAAATGGCTACCTAAAACCTATAGGTGGCTGGTCCAAATTAAGAAGCACAGCTCTCGATGGTGAACCTATCGGGATGCACGCTTATTCAGATAATGCTGGTAATGCTGTTCTCGCTGTCGGCACAAGGCAAAAAGTTTATGTCTTGTACGACAACACCTGGACCGATATTACCCCTGTAGGCTTCGTCAATGACGCTGCTAACGATCCTTTAGGTTATGGTGCATATAACTGGGGGGTAGAAGATTACGGCGACGCACGTTCGCAATCTGGCTTACCGCTTGATACAGGGCATTTTTCTTTTGATAACTGGGGAGAGGATTTAGTCTTTTGTTTTTCTGGCGATGGTAAAGTTTATAAATGGTCGCCCGATTCAGCAGGTGGCACACCAGATACTGTTGCTACCGCAGTAACCAATGCACCCACAGGCAACCAAGCCATCATAGTCACCAACGAAAGACATTTAGTAACCATTGGTTCTAGCGATGATCCCAGAAAAATTGCTTGGTCCAATAGAGAAGATCGTACCAACTGGACACCACTAGCTCGTAATACTGCTGGTGATCTACAAATACCAACGGGCGGACGTGCTTTGTATGCCGTTAAGTTTGGTACAGATGTTATTGTTTTTAGTGATACAGGTATCAGCCGTATGTATTACGCTGGTAGCCCATTTGTTTATTCCATCGCTGATGCTGGGACAAACTGTAAAGCCGTTGGCCGTAGAGCAATTGTCCCAACTGGTAATTTCCTAGCATGGATGGGAGAAAACTCATTCTTTATTTACGATGGACAAGTTAGAGAAATACAATGCGATGTGCATGATTACGTTTTTGATAATCTTAATTTACAAGGTAGAGCTGCAAGTTGGGGTGGACACAACTCAAACTTCAATGAAATATGGTGGGGTTTCCCATCTGGTGATGGACAATACACACCAAACAAATACGTTATATGGAACTACGCACAAAACGTATGGTCAATCGGTGAACTAGATCGTGGTTGTTGGATCGACCAAGGGGTATTTGATTTCCCTATAGCTGGTGATTCATCTGGCTTTATCTACGAACACGAAAGCACAACTTTAGCTAAATCACCTAACAACAATGGCACATCACCTTTCTGTCAGTCTGGACCAATAGAAATCGGACAAGGCGATAGAATTGCTCAAGTCAATCAAATCATACCCGATGAAGAAGCCAACGTCTTACCAGGCGTTACCATTTCATTTACTGGTAAATTTACGCCATTAGGATCTGAAACAGACTTTGGTTCATTTACTTTTGAAAACGATGGTTATACAGACGCACGCTTTAACGCACGTCAAGTTAAGATGAAAGTCACAGGTTCAACCACTCAAGATTTCCAAGTCGGACAAATACGAGTAGATGCTCGTGCAAGGGGACGTAGATGATAGACTTATCAGCACAAAGACAATACATACAACGAGCCGTCAATGTAAAACATTCTTTCACTGGCATTACACAAGTAACGCTTTATACAGCGCCCAATGGTGGTGATGATTATACTTTTGCAGTTTTACTGGGTATTTTTGCTTGTGATACTGGTAATCAGCAAACTAACTTAGACATATCTATAGTTGATACAAGTGCTAATGAGTTTTTTCTTTATAAGAACCATAATATACAAGCGTATGGTACAGAAGAATTAATTGTTAATTCAGGACTAATATTAACAGATGGTGAATCTATTAAAGCACAAGTGGATCATGCCAACATAGATATATTTTTTAGCATTGTTGAATATGCAAAAGGCGATTAAAAAATTAGACAGACAATCCCAAGCACAACAAGAATGGGAAATACAATGGGAACGTTGTAAACCTTGGATTGAGAAAGCCGTAAAACACCAAGACGGCTATACAATAGACGACATAGAGGATAAAATAAGACAAGGAATATTTCATTTATGGCCTGGTAAGAAATCAGCCATGATTACAGAGTTTGTTGTATTCCCACAATACAGAGCTTTGAACTTATTGTTCTGTGGTGGCAAGTACGAAGAACTCGCAGAAATGTTACCATATATAGAAGATTTCGCTCGTAGAGCGCAAGTAAAAAGACTTTATGGCGGTGGTCGTAAAGGTTGGCTTAGAAAGCTAAAAGGATTAGGTTTCGAGCCAGAATATTTAATTAGAAAAGACTTATGAGTAAAGGCAAGCAAACAGTAGAAACCACAGTACCACAGTTTCAACAACAACAATATCAAGACATCTATCAACAGGCTAGAGGTTTGGCACAACAGCCATTTATACCTTATACAGGCCCGCAAGTAGCTGGTTTTTCACCAGATGAATTAAGAGCCTTTGGAGCTACAAGACAACAATTTGGCAGAGCGCAACAATTTGATCCATTTGCTCAAAGACAACAATTAATGCAACAACCAGCACCATCTTTATTGGGTGCTGATATATCAGCATATCGTTCACCATTTGAACAACAGGTAGTTGATGTTGCCCTTGGTGATATTCAAAGACAAGCCGATATAGCTCAACAAAGAGCGCAAGAACAAGCCATTCGTGCAGGCGCATTTGGCGGTTCAAGAGGTGCGATCTTAGAAGCAGAAGCTGCTCGTCCGTATGCTGAACAAGTAGCAAGAGTTGCACCACAATTACGACAAGCTGGATTTGAGCAAGCACAAAGAGCTGCTGAATCCGATATTGAAAGACAGCTTAGACAACAACAATTCCAAGCTGGTTTGATTGGACAACAAGAACAGGCTCAAAGAGCTGCTGTATCTGGTTTACTAGGTACAGGCGCACAACAAAGAGCATTGCAACAGCAAGCTCTGGGTGCAGGAAGAGGAGAGTTCGAGCGTGCGTTACGATACCCACAACAACAGTTTGGTTTACTATCACAAGCTCTTAGTGGTATTCCAGCTATGGAAGGACGAGTATCAAGAGGTACTGCAGGTAGCGCTGATATACTTGGTGGTCTTGGTAGTCTATTAGGATCATTAGCTATAGGGGGTGTTTTTGAATAATGTCATTAGGTAAATTATCACCAAAAGCAGGAGTTGCTTTATTAGGTTTAGGTAGTGCCTTGCGTGGTCAAGATCCAGCTCAAGCTGTATTGGGGGCGCAAAGAGTTTTGTTAGAAAGAGAAGAAAGAGAAGAAGAAAAAGCTTTAAAAGAACAAGTTAATAAAGCTATAGACGCTTCTAATTTACCAGAATCACAAAAAGAATTATTAAAAAGACTTTCTCCACAAGAACAATACACAGCCTTATATTCAATAGATAAAGCAAAAGACAGAAGAATAGTGAAAGGTGCTGATGGATATAATTATTATGCAGATACTGGTGAAAGAGTTTTACCAGGAGTTGTTCAAGACATAGACAAACCAAAAGAATACGATATGAAACAAGATGTTGCTGGTTATTGGAGATATACCGAAGGACCACAAAAAAGAGAAAGAGTTTTTCCTGATGTTGAAAAACCAGAAGAAAAACCAGACATAAAAGATGAATCATCTTTGAGAAAAGAATTTAATGCCGAATCAAAAACTTTTAAAGATATATCAGGCTCTTATGCTAAAGTTTTAGGTACTGATCCAACTGCGGCTGGTGATGTGTCTTTAATATTTCAATATATGAAAATGTTAGATCCTGGTTCTGTTGTAAGAGAAGGTGAGCAAGCAACCGCAGCCGAAGCTCGTGGTGTCCCAGAAGGTATATTGAGTTTATATAATAGGCTTGTAACTGGCGAAAGATTAACAGCACCACAAAGGGAAGATTTCAGAAATCAGGCCCAAAATATATATTACAATGCTTTAGAAGATCAAAGCCTTAATGTTATAAGATACACAGGCATTGCTGAAGATAAAGGTTTTAAACCTTCAAATATTGTTTTTGATTATTCTGTAAATATACCACTTTTGGAATTTGAAAATGAACTTGAAAAACAAACAGTAAATGCATTACAAGAACTTGATCCTAGCAAGTACGATGAAAAACAATTAAAAATTCTTGCAAAAGTATTAGCAAAAAAACTAAAAGAAGGTAGTTAATAAATGACACCCTTAGAGGAAGTACAAAAATTACAAGAACAGTTAAAACAACAATCACAAGAACAAGTTGATTCTGATGTTGGTTTTATTGCAGGGACAGCAAGAGCTGCAACTCAAGGTTTAACTTTTGGATTTTCTGATGAAATAGCTGCGGGCATATCTGGCTTAGGATCTTTTTTTACTGACGAAACATTCCAACAAGCATTTGATCGAACCCTCGAACAAGAAAGAGAAAATTTAGAAGAATTTAGAAAAGCCAATCCAGTAGCTTCAACTGTTGGTGAGGTTGTAGGATCAGTTGCACCAGTAGCTGTATCATTATTATTAACACCATTTACTGGTGGCACTTCATCAGCAGGAGCTGTTGCAACTGCTCAAAGATTTTTAAGCAGTCCATTGCTTGCTGGTAAAGTCACGCAACCAGGTCTTAATTTAGTACAAAAAACTTTTGAAGCAGGAAAGCTTGGTGCATTACAAGGAGCGATTGCTGGAGCTGGTTATGCTGAAGGTGAGCTTCCTGAAAGGGTTGTTGGTGCTGGCGTTGGTGCAGGGGTTGGGGCAACCTTAGGTACTGCATTAGCTCCCACAATTGCTGGTGTTGGTAAAGTGGCTGGTGACGTTGCGGAAAAATTTAAAAAAACACAACTTTCGAGATTCAATGATAGTGAAAAACAATCAATTAAAATTATTGGTGAACAATTTTTAAAAGATGAAATACCTATAGAAACTGTTGTAGCTAAAATAAACGACAATATTGAAGCAGATAAATTAGTTGGTTTAGCGCCTGTAGAAATTTTAGCAGATTATGGTGGGGATGCTGTTAATAGAAAATTAAGAGGAATTAAGACCAGAGTTCCTGGTATGAATATTGATAAACAGTTAATTGAGAGAACTTCTGGAACAACCGAACAAAAGGCAGCAGCAATAAAAAATTTAGAAAAACCAGATATTCAATCGTCCCGAATATTGGCAGAATTAGAAAAAGCTACAGAACAAACAATAAAAACTCCCAAAGTATCTTTAGCTTCTGGTATTGATGATTTATCAGACACTCTTGATAGTTACTTATCGCCGTTATATGAAACAGCATTTTTAAAAAATCAAAGAGTAAGCAATTTAGGCGTTTATGAATATTTAGAAACTCCTGTAATTAGAGATGCTTACCAAGAAGCAGCAAATACTTATAGAGAAAAATTGATTGCAGAGGGAAGAAAGCCATTTCCAATACCACCATTAAGAAATCTTTTTATTAAAGAAAAAGGAAAAATTATTGGGGTTAGAAAAGAATTACCATTAGAATTTTTAGATTTAATTAAAAAATCAGCAGATCAACAAACATTTCAAAAAATTAGAGAAGGATCTATAAATAAACAAAGATCAAATTCAAGAAAAAAAATTGCTAATCAATTTAGAAATTTATTAAAAGATAATGTTGTTGGTAATGAATATAAGGATGCTTTGGGTATGGCAGCAGACAAATTTGCTTTGCAAGATGCTTTTGATAAAGGGATTTTATTTAGAAAACCATCAACCAATGCAAAAAACTTCAATAAAGAATTTAATAAACTTAATACTGATATTGAAAGAGATGCCTTTAAAATTGGTGTATTTCAAGAAATATACAATGACATTAACAAAATAGGCGATAATATTGATTTAGTCAGAAGAATTTTTGATTCTCCAGATTTAAGACAAAAATTAAATATTTTGTTTGGTGATGATATAAATGCAAGAGAACAATTTATTAGTCGTCTGGTTAGAGAATCAAATATATCTAAAAAAACTGGAACAGTTATTGGTGGCTCAAACACAGCAGAAAAAGTTTTGGATGCTGAAGATGCTGTTCAAAATTTGTCTGATTTAACTGTTGCAGGAACTGCGCCAACCAGCTCTGCTGGAATTAGAGCGCTAGCATCATTAACTACTACAGCAAAAGACTTAGTTACAAATCCTTCAGAAAAAAGAGCAAGAAGTGTTGGAAAATTATTGCTTGAAAGAAATCCACAAAGACAATATGAAATTTTACAACTCATACAAGAATTACAAGAACAATCAAAAAGAAGGGCTGCACAACAATCACAAGTGTTAAGACCATCTCTAAGATTTGGTGTACAACAAGTACCACAAGCTTTATCGCAAACTGAAAGATGAACCAGAACCAAGTTGGCCGTGCAGGGGAATACCTCACCGCCAGCTACCTCGCCAGATACTTTGACGAGTTATTTGAATGTCCCCCTCAATCCCGCTACGATTACTTAAGCGTACTTGATAACATTTCTTACAAGATCCAAGTTAAAACATCGGCTTCTACATTCATTAAAAACAGCAACGACTGGGTGCGTTGGGACATCAAGAAAAAAGTATCAAACAAGAATACAATAAGGTTATATGATAAAAATGAGGTTGATATATTTGCTTTTGTTTATCTTCCTTTGGACAAGGTTATTTTCTTGCCAAACGAAAATCTTGGCAAAACATATCAAAAGAAGTTAGAATTTGTTAAAGGGTTCAATGCAGTTGAATCATTGAAAACTGCAATTGAGATAATAAATATATTAAGAGAGAGAGAAAATGACACAGAATTTAAACCAGTTATTCGAGCTGTATCTTCGTGATCTAAAACGCAGAAGTTGCAAGACTACTGATCGTATTATTCAACTATACGAAAGCAATATAAAACCGACACTTGGTAATAAGCCAATTACAGATATAATTCGTGGTGATATTGCATCATTACATTTGGTTATATCTGAAAGAGCGCCTTACGTTGCCAACAAAGTTTTAACCACCCTCAAGGCAATGTTTAATCTAGCCATTACCTTGTCTTTGGTGGAGAACAATCCAGCCACGCATATACATAAGAATCGTGAGAACAAACGCAAGCGTTACCTAACCAATGACGAGTTGCTCAAGATCGTGCGTGAAATGAACAGATTAAAAGACCATCAGCTCTACAGCAAAGCCATACTATTTATTTGGTTACTCATGCTAACGGGCGCAAGAAAAGGCGAGATAGCGCAAGCCAAATGGACGGATATACAGAACAATAAACTAATTATTAAAGATCATAAAACGGATCGCTTGGGTGAGGACCGCATAATATATTTGTCTCCACAAGTTGTTAATATGTTAAATGAGTCTGTCAAAGACTCAGAATATATTGTCGGCATTAAATCACCCAGGCGTGCTTGGCAAACAATACTTAAGAACTGTGGTATTGAAGATGTGCGCTTGCACGACATCAGGCATAGTTACGCTTCTTGGTCGTTGCAGGTGGTCAAGCTTGCGGACGTGGGTGAACTACTTGGTCACAGAGATCAAGCTACCACACAAAGGTATGCTCACATTCACGAAGAGAAAAGTATTGAGAACGCAAATCTAATTGGCGCACATATCGAGAGTCTGATTACAGACTCACAAAGCGTCTATGTCAAAAACGATTGACGTTGGCTTTTCCATATCGGTTGATAATCCCAATGCCAGTAAGTATTCAGCAACTGTTTGTGGTTTCTTACCTTTTGACTGAGAAATGCTAAGAAGTTTCTTATGTATTTCTCGGTCAATCCAAACAGCTTTCTTGCCGTTCCTTTCTTTCATTATTGGATCATCAAAGCTTAGTAGGCTCATTATAAATCCTCTTTTAGTGAGATCAGCTTATCAAGATAGAAACGAGCTTTCTGATAATCCTGTAAATTGGCGTTCTTATGTGGCGCACGCCAAACGTATTTCAACACTTGACCACGACAAAACTCTTCAAAACCATCGTGTCCCAAAGCCGACTTTATTGCGTCTAAACACTCAACCGAACCTTGCGTATAATGGCTTGGTCTATTTACTGGATCGTTCCCTTTTTTATCTCTCATAACTAATCTCCTATAAAATTCACACTTTTTATTGTAAATGTGTATTAATGAGTATATATTAAACTGAATTAAGAATAAAAGGGAGTTTTATGCAAAATATTAATGACAACTTAGATGCGAATAAAACTTTCATCAATACCAATCAATTAGCAAAGCGTTGGAGTAAAAGTCCAAGAACGATTGAGAATTGGCGAGGTCGAGGTGAAGGTCCAAACTATTACAAAATTGGTGGCAAGGTCTTATATGATCTAGCAGAGATTATTGAATTAGAAAACAAATCGTATATAAGTAATGGCGCACGCACTACTTAGTCCATCAGCTTCTAACATTTGGTTGAAGTGTCCTGGTATGCCCAAGCTGGCAAAGGACGTGCCATACCAAGTAAGTGAAGCAGCAGCTAATGGAACACTTATTCACTCTATGGTTGAAGCCCAGCTTAAAGACCGTTTAGATGGTGTGACATTGGAAGATTATTATTTAAACAAAGAAGAAGCGATAGAAGATTTTGTTATTACGATTGACCAAGGCATGATTGATTGTGCTAAGAGTTATGTCGAATACGTTAGAAAAAGACAAGAAGAATTAGACGGCAGACTATTAATAGAAGAACGTGTGTCGATAGAAGAAATAAGCGGAGATTGTTGGGGAACGGCAGATGCCATCATTATAGGTAAAAACAGATTGGTCGTATGCGATCTTAAATCTGGTAAGTTCCCAGTCGAAGCAAAAGACAATACCCAGTTAATGATCTATGGTTTAGGTGCGTTATCTCGTTATGGTAACGAAGATACCACTATGGAATTAACCATAGTTCAACCTCGTGGATTCCACCCAGACGGCCCAGTTAGAACTTGGGACATATCAGCAGTGGATCTAGTTGAATGGGGTTACGAGTCTTTGAAGCAAGCAACAGATGCTTGTGCAGAAGAAGAGCCAGAGTACAACTTTGGCGATCATTGCAGGTTCTGCAATGCGAAAGCGAAATGTCCTGTCTATCAGGACTTAACCAAAATAGGAGAAAAATATGAGTGATAACTCTGAAAATGACGGTAAGCTTTTTACCCTTACTGGTGAAGACGGTAAGGCAAGAGATGTTTACCCAGACGATTTAGATGATAAAACTCAACCCATAGCGAATGAGTTGAGTGCAGCATTGGAAATTAAAAATGCTCGATCCGTAAAATATAACGAAGCTTTGCTTGAGATAAGAACCAATCAAGTGATTGATGCTTACATATCTCAGCAAGCACATAAGCTAGAAACAGCTTTACCACCAAAGGTAGAAGTTGCTTCTGGTAAGGTGAAGAAATGAGCTTAGATTTAATTAGAAAAAAGTCTAAAGTTAAACCACCTAGATTGGTGATCTTTGGTGGACCAGGTGTTGGTAAAACTTCATTTGGTGCTACTACTAATAAACCCATCTTTCTTTTAACAGAAGATGGTATGGGTAAAGTTGAAGCCGACCACTTTCCAGTTGCTAAAAACTGGGACGATTTCATGGGCTATCTCAAAACATTACAAACAGAGAAACATGAATTTAAAACAGTTGTGGTTGATTCACTTGACTGGTTAGAACCTTTGATTTGGCAAAAGGCTTGTGATGACAATGGGTGGAAATCCATTGAACAACCTGGCTATGGTAAAGGTTATGTCGAAGTTCTTAAGTATTGGCGTGAATACATTGATATTCTCAATGATCTTAGAAACAACGGTATGACTATTATTCAAATAGCACACAACCAAATTAAAAAGGTTGAAGATCCACGCATTGAACCTTTTGATCGTCACGAATTAAAACTGCATAGAAAAGCTGCTGATTTGTTATTGGAACATTCAGACGCTTGTTTCTTTGCTAGTTTTAAATTAGGTACAGTCAAAGTTCAAGGCAAAGGTGGCAACATGACAACCAAAGCTGTTAGTGGTGAAAGGGTAGTTTATACCCAAGAGAAGCCAGCGTATCTAGCTAAGAATAGATATGGCTTACCAGAAGAGCTACCAATGGAATGGTCTGTCATTAGAGAGGAAATGTTGAAGTAATGTTTCCAGAATATGAATGGGTTGGCAGAGAAGAGGAAGAACCACAGTATGACGCTGATGGGATCTGTCGCTTCTGTGCTGAACACGAAAGTAAATGTAATGGATATAAGTGTTGGAGGTAAAATATGGACTTAAGTAATTACGATTTAGAAGTTGATGTATCTTTGGAAAAAGATGTATTAGCACCTGGTAAATATAATGTCAGTTATGTATCTGCTGAAGAGATAACTGGAAAGAATGGTTGGGTAGCTGTAAAGATGGTATTCGCAGTAGAAGGCAAGAGCGCATTTGTGCCTTGCACATTTACAGTTGCTTCCAATAATCCGAAAGCCGTTGATGTTGGTAAACAATCATTGGCTATGCTTGCTAACGCAGCAGGTTTATCACAACTAAAAGATACAGACGATCTGAAAGGCAAGGTTGTATCGGTTGAGGTTAAACACAACGAGCGTGGTTATGCTGAGATAGATGATAACTACGGTAAGAACTGGCAAGCAGTTGAAAAGAAAGTATCGGCTACTAAGGTAGAGCCTAAGAAAGCCGATGAAGAAGAAGATACTTCTGATATACCTTTCTAATAATGTTCGATGTTAAAGAAGATAATCCTTCCTTGTGTGGTTACTGCAAACAACCAGCGAAGGGTTATCTCTACATTGACAACAAAAAACATTACGGCGCATGTAGTATGACTCATCTAAGTAAGATAGCAAAAGGCGAGAAGCTACCAAGAATAGCTAAACTATCGGAGAAAGGTTTGCGTTATGCGATAACACAAACTAGAGATACTTATATAGAGATATCCAAAGAAGAAAAAACATACATCATGCACGAATGGGATAAGAATAATAGAGAGAGATTGTTCTCAAGCATAATCTTAAATTATTTGGATTTTGCAAACTATCAAGCAGAAACGGGGTTAAGCGACTTTGGCGAGTCTAGTTGAATATTTTGGTAATGACGGCTTAGTAATAGATCAGAATTTAGTTTTCCAAGGTAAAGGGAAAACAACGGACGATCTCTTGCGTGAGCTGAACGACTTTGGTCTTGACGTTCCTTATTTAGATACGAGTGGTAGTTTAATACGAGTTGCCGTGCGTGCTAGTTCGAGCGTTAGACCTGATAAGCATGGTGAGAAGTCTGGGTGGTATGCGGCCAATCAGATGGGTGAGCATACATTTTGTTCGTTTGGTAATTGGCGTACTGGAGAAGAACGTAAGTGGTCGAGCATACAACCAAACGATTTGACCTTTGCCGAGCGTGCGGATCTGCAGAAAAAACTCAAAGAAGCCAAAGAATTAGCAGAAAAACACAAAATAGAACGCTATAACGAGGTAAGTGTCGATTGTAGGGCGAGATTTGATTCCTACGATGAGATAGACAATCACCCATACCTTGAGTCCAAGAATATCAAATGCACAGGTCTGAGAGCGAATAAGAAGCTCTTAGTTGTGCCAATTTACAATACCGATGGAATTATTCGCAGCCTTCAATACGTTTCACCAGAAGGTGAGAAAAGATTTGTGTCGGCCAGTGAAGTAAGAGGTAATTTTTATCCGATTGGTTTCGATATTAAAGATTTATCGCAACAAAAAACAATTTATGTTGTTGAAGGTTTAGCTACAGGTGCGACTGTGAACGAAGCAACATCTGACCCCGTTGTGTGTGTTTTCTCCGCCAACTTTGGTTTGCACGCTCTAACCAAATTAAGAGAAAAGACGCAAGCTAAGTTCATAGTCGCCTTTGACAACGATAAAAACCAAATAGGGCAAAAGAAAGCGGAGGATTGTACTAATGCAATTTCTAATTGCACCGTGCGTTTACCTAGCAAGCCTGGTGATTTCAATGATCTTGCACTCGAACATGGTATCGAACAAGTAAGATCGGAGTTATTGCAAACAGGACTCGGACTTAAGCAATATGCTGTCCGTGGCTTGGTTGAAGATCCTCCGCCCCGTGAGTGGCTCGTGCAAGGTTTGGTTGAAAGATCAAAACCTATGCTTCTGGCTTCGATTGGTGGCGTGGGTAAATCTATGTTGGCCCTTGATCTTGGTTTAAAAACAATTACAGGCAATGGCTTCTGGTTGGATAATCCTATCAAGCGTGCGGGGAATGTGGTTATTCTAGCGGCGGAAGATGATCGTATTGAAATCAATCGTAGAATCAATGCGCTTGATCCTAAGTTTAAAAGAATACAAGCAAGTTACGATATGTATTGCTTTAGTGTGCCTGACTTTGGTAAACCATTTACTTTATTAAAAGAGGATAATCTTGGTTTGCATACGACAGCGCAAGCTGAAGAACTCATGCAAGAACTAGAAACTATTCCAGACTTAGAGTTGGTGGTCATTGATCCGATACAAGCTTTCGTCAATGCGCCGATTACAACGA